TGCTAAAACTGGAGATATTAAAGATGATAGAAAACATATGTCAATGCTCGAGGACTTTTTCTTGCCGCGTAGGGAAGGCGGAAGAGGGACCGAGATTACTACTCTACCGGGTGGTGAAAACCTTGGTCAGATAGATGATATAATATATTTTCAAAAGAAACTATATAAATCATTAAATGTGCCAGTAAATAGACTAGAGCAGGAAGCCCAATATAGTCTAGGTAGAACAACAGAGATTACTCGTGATGAGGTTAAATTTAAGAAGTTTGTAGATAGATGCAGAAAACGTTTTTCTGATATATTTATGCAACTAATTAAAACACAATTACTGCTTAAAGGAGTAATTACTAAGGATGATTGGAATATATGGAAAGAAAGTATATCTTTTAGTTACATAGAAGATAATTACTTTTCAGAGCTTAAAAAACAAGATATGCTAAGGGAAAGATTTAGTATGTTGAGTGATTTATCCGATTATGTAGGTAAATATGTATCGCACGCATGGGTCGTTAAGAATATTTTAAGATTTAGCGATGAAGAGGTTAAAGAAATAGGTGATGAAATAAATGCTGAAACTGAAGCCGGATTACATGGTGGCGATGACGATGGATTCTAAAAAAATATAAATAATAAATGAAAAGCTTTAAAAGTTACATCAGTTTACAGGAACAGGTTGAGATACAAGGTCTTTTACTTGAAACTACTGATGCAGAATTTGATGCTTTAATAGAAACTCTTAATGAGGAAGAACTTATCTTTGTTGAGCAACAACTCAATGAGATACTTGGTACACTTGGTAAGTTGGCCAAAGGTGCTGGTAAATTAGCTTTTAAAGGAGCTAAAGCTGCTGGTAAATTTGCTATTAAAAAAGGTAAGGAAAAGTTTACAGCTAAAGGACAAGCTGATGCTGCTGAAAAGAAAGCAGCTAAATTAGCTCAGTTACGAAAAGATAAAGAACGTGCTCTAGCCGCTAGAGAAAAGCTAAAAGGAGAACGTGAAGCTTTAAAGAAACTGAAAGATAAAGAAGGTGAATCTTCAGCTGTAGCTAAATTAAGAGATAAAATTAAAAAAGCTGCATCTGGTATAGCTAAGGTATTAGATACTAAAGCATCGGATGTTGCAAAAGCTTAGGAGGCTAGTGAAATGGGAAATTCAGTAAGAGATATTATTGATAATTTAAAAGATGGTAATAATGTAGAAGCCAATAAATCATTTGATAACGCTATGAAAGAAAAATTAGCAAATGCTTTAGATGCTGAAAAGATTAATATAGCATCTCAAATGGTTTCAAAAAAATCTGAAGAAGAATAATGCAATCATTTGTAGAACTTAGACAAGACTTGCAAGAAAAAATGATGAAGGCACCTAAAGGTGAGAAACTCATCAAAAGTTTAGGCAAGAAAAAAGAATTAAACGTCTTTCAAAAAGGACGTGAGTTTAAGCTATACATTGATGGAGAACTTGCACAATCTTTCAAAAAAGCAAAAGATGCTGAGAAAGAAATGCAACAGGTTGCAAAACTAATGGGGATTAGATAAATGAAACTAATTACAGAATATGTAGAACAGGACCTAGAAATAATCTGTGAAGCCAAGAAAGGTGGTGAGAAGGATTATTTTATTGAAGGTGTGTTCATGCAATCAGATAAAAAGAACAAGAATGGCCGAGTATACGACAAAAAAATACTAGCAAATGCAGTAAATAAATATGTCGCAGAACAGGTCAAAACAGGTAGAGCTGTTGGAGAGTTAAACCATCCGGAAGGACCAACAGTAAACCTAGATAAAGTTTCACACAAAATCAACTCTCTGCATTGGCAGGGAAGCGATGTTGTAGGAAAGGCATCAATATTAAAAACACCAATGGGGAGAATCGTAGAAGGTTTACTCGATGGTGGTGTTAAGCTTGGTGTATCAAGTCGTGGTATGGGAAGTCTCGTCCAAAAGAATGGCGCCCAGCATGTGGGAGATGACTTTATGTTATCTACTATAGATATCGTTCAGGACCCAAGTGCTCCAAGTGCATTTGTAAATGGAGTTATGGAAGGTGTTGAATGGGTATGGGATAATGGGTTATTCAAACAACGAGATATTGAAGAAATTGAGACTGAAATAAAAAGTGCTTCGAGTAAAAATCTACCAGAGGTAGAGATTCGAGCTTTTAAAAATTTCCTCTCTAAATTAAATCTAAAATCGTAGGAGATCGATATGTCAGACGACGCAATCAAAAATGAAGAGCTAGTAGAAGACGTATCTAACGGTGAAGAAGAGCAAGTTCAGGAATCTGAAGAGCTCGTTGAAAATGAAGAAGTTTTAGACGAGGAATCAGAATCTTCCGAGGAATCAATCGAAGAAGGCATGCATGCCAAGAAAGATGAGGACGAGGAAGAAGAACATGAACAGGCTAAGAAGGAAGGCGCTCATGAAGATGAGGAGGAAGAGGAAGAGAAAAAGGAAACTGTTTCTATTCCAAAAACTAAAGCTGGTACTATTCAGGCCGCCGTTGATATTTTAAAAGCTGCTCGAAAAGAAGACGCGCAGAAAATGTTTGCAAAGATGGTTTCTATTGATGGTGAAGAAGAATCAATCAAATCAGCCGATGCTGCCATGAAAGGTGGTAAAAAGGCTCAAGACCCTAAAGCGAAAGCTAAGGTCGAGGCTGTTGACTTTGATGAAGATTTAGATAACATTATCAAAGAAGAAGCAACACTTTCAGATGGATTCCGTGATAAGGCCGGGTCAATCTTCGAAGCTGTTTTAACATCTAAGTTATCACAGGAAGTAGAAAGACTAGAGTCAGAATACGCGCAAAACCTAGAAGATGAGGTTTCAGAAGTTCAAAGCGGACTTGTAGAAAAAGTAGATTCATACTTAAACTACGTAGTTGAGAATTGGATGAAAGAAAATGAACTTTCCGTGCAACAAGGTTTAAGAACCGAAATTGCTGAAGAGTTTATGACATCTTTACAACAGGTGTTTAAAGAACACTATATTGAAGTACCAGAAGGTAAGGTAGACTTAGTTGATGAACTCAACGAACAGAATACTGAACTAGAGGCTTCTTTAAATAAATCCACAGAAGATAATATCGAAATGCATCAAAAAATTCAGTCATATGAAAAAGCTGATGTTATTAGAGAACAATCTTCAGGGCTTGCAGACACTGAGGCTGAAAAATTAGCATCTTTAGTGGAAGATATAGAATTCGATAACAAAGAATCTTTCGAAATGAAAGTAAAAACTGTTAAAGAATCTTACTTCACTTCAGAAGTTAGTGATTCAACCGATGAAGTAGACAGTTTATTAGCAGACGGTGAAGCTGACGAAAAAGTTTCATCAGAGTTAATGAGCCAATACACTCAAGCTATTAGTAAACATACTAATTAATTTTAGTAAAATATAGGGGAAAAACAGAAATGTTTAACGCAGATAAAAACTTAATTGAAAAATGGTCACCAGTACTAGACCACGAAAGTGCTCCAAGTATTGACGATCGTTACAAAAAAGCTGTTACCGCTAGATTGTTAGAAAACCAAGAAGTTGCAATGCAAGAAGAGCGTGCACAAGTCCAAGGAAATTTCATTTCTGAGGCTGCAGCCGCTAACAACATTGGTTCAGGTTCCGCTCCAAACAACATCGGAACTTTTGACCCAGTTTTAATTAGCTTAGTTCGAAGAGCTATGCCTAATCTTATTGCATATGACATCGCAGGTGTTCAACCAATGTCTGGCCCAACAGGCTTAATCTTCGCTATGAAGTCCAAGTACAGCTCACAGAGTGGTACTGAAGCTTTATATGACGAAGCTGATACTGACTTCTCAGGAACAGGTACACATCAAGCTGACCCAACAGGTTTAGCAGGTGTTACTGATGCTGATACTGACGCAACAATTGCTGATGAGTCTGATACTGTTTCAACTTTCGGTTCAGGACTTGCTACAAGTGCTGCTGAGAGACTTGGAGTTGGAGAGTCCGGAGACGGTTCTTTCGGCGAAATGGCTTTCACAATCGAGAAATCAACAGTAACAGCGAAGTCAAGAGCTCTAAAAGCTGAATACACAATGGAACTTGCTCAAGACCTTAAAGCAATTCACGGTCTTGACGCTGAGGGAGAATTGGCTAACATTCTTTCTGCTGAAATCTTAGCTGAAATCAACAGAGAAGTTGTAAGAACAATTTTAACAAAAGCAAAAATCGGTGCTTTACAATCATCTACTGCTGTAAGTGGTATATTTGATGTTAACACTGACTCTGACGGTAGATGGATGGTTGAGAGATTCAAAGGCTTAATCATGCAAATCGAGAGAGAAGCAAACGTAATCGCTAAAGAAACAAGAAGAGGTAAAGGTAACTTTATCCTATGTTCTTCAGATGTTGCATCAGCTCTAGCAGCTGCTGGAATGTTAGATTATACTCCAGCTTTATCAGCTAACTTAAATGTTGACGACACAGGTAATACTTTTGCTGGTGTTCTTAACGGTAGAGTTAAAGTATACATTGATCCTTATTCAACTGTAGACTTCGTATGTGTTGGTTACAGAGGTTCAAATCCATATGACGCAGGACTATTCTATTGTCCATACGTTCCTTTAACAATGGTTAAAGCGGTTGGTGAGAATGATTTCCAACCAAGAATGGGCTTCAAAACAAGGTATGGCATGATTGCTAACCCATTTGTTGCACTAGATGGATTGGGAACTGATAGACAGAACCAATACTTCAGAATATTCAGAGTTGACGACATTATGGTGTAAACCATAGTTAACAAACTATTCGGGAAAGGGCCTTCGGGCCCTTTTCTTTTACTTAGGATTTTTTAATGTATAAATAATAATACGTTCATCTCTGCAAAGAGACGGAAGTAAAAAACCTGAAAACCTCCACATTCGTGGGCAAGCAAGTAGGCATTCTGCCGAACGAGACCGAAAGTTTTTGAAGGAACGCGTTGAGAAGGGTGTACGGCTTAGTTCCGTATGTACGAAATCGATACGAAGACCGGAGGAAATTATGTATTGCTATAGAGGTATTAAATACAATCCACAAGACCTTAAGAAGCAAGCAAAGAAAACTTCTAGAAACGCCAAACAAGGTGTTTATAGAGGTGTTAAATACGCTGCTTAATGTCTCGAGGGGAAAAAGGGGCTTTCTGCCCCTTTTTCTTTTTTATAATGTTACAATTATGTAAACAATGTAATAAAACCATTTACATTATAGATATACTATGGTAGAATAGCTATATTAATTAATGATAAGGATATATGAATAGTAAATCAACATTAGCAAAATTATTAGCAACAGAGAATATTACTGTGCAATACGGTAATTATAAAACCGCCTGGTTTGATATTAAAAATAGAGTATTAGCTTTACCTTTATGGAAAGACTTAAGTACTGATGTTACTGACCTTTTGATTGGTCATGAGGTTGGACATGCTTTGGAAACTCCATATGAAGGATGGCATGATAGCCCTGAAAAATTAGAAGGTTGCCCAAGAACATATATTAATGTTGTTGAGGATGCTAGAATAGAAAGAAAAATTAAAGATAAATATCCTGGATTAGTTCGTTCATTCCAAAAAGGTTATGCAAGATTATTTGAAGAAGGTATGTTTGGTAGCCAAGATTTAGATTGGGACGAAGTTAAACTAATCGATAAAATTAATTTAAAAGCAAAAGTAGGTGCTCACCTAGACGTTCCTCTAAACGATGAAGAATACGATTTATATAATCAGACTATGAGTACTGATACATTTGCTGATGTATTAGATGTAGTTAGAAAAATCTTATCTTATACTCAAGAGAACCAAGAAGAGTTACTTACTCCTCCTGCGCCAAGTCAAGGACAACAAGAAAAAGGAAACGATAATGAAGATAATGACCCAATGGGTGGTCACGATGATAGCTTTCAACCAGAAGGTAATCAGGATTCTGATATGGCTCAACAATCTGAGAGTGATAACTCTGCACAAGGTGAAGGTGGTTCTGATGACTCGGAGAATGTTAAAGGTGAAGAAGAACAATCTTCTACTTCTGGCGAAGTTGAAGAAATAGCAGAAGAAGCAGAAGCTTCTGCAATTGCTGAGCAGGGTGAAGGCGAGACTGATATATCAATAACAGATGAAAACTTTAGAAGAAGCGAGCATCAGCTTTTAGATTTAAAAGAAGATGGTACTCAAACAGTTGTTGGTAACGAAATGAGTAAAGAAAACAGAGAGTTAGCTTTTATACCTTATAAAAAATTAGCAGCTTCAAGAAAAAGAACTATCGAGCGTAATGCATACATATACGAAGATTATGAAGAAGATACACATCGTGATAAACCATTTAATGCTTACCAAGATGAGTTTAAAACTTATATGAAAGAAGTTAAAAGAAATGTTAACTTTGCTGTCAAAGAGTTTGAGATGAGAAAAGCTGCATACAGATATACAAGAGCTCAAACTGCTAGAACCGGTTCTATAGATGTTAATAAACTATGGTCATACAAAACTGATGATGATATCTTTAGTAGAGTTACTCAGTTAGCTGATGCTAAAAACCATGGTATGTTTATGCTTGTTGATTACTCTGGTTCTATGGCTCAAACAATGCCACACGTTCTTGGTCAGTTAATACATTGTGTTACTTTCTGTAAAGCAGTGAATATTCCATTTGATGTATATGCATTTACATCTACTAATACTCTGTTAGTTGATACACGAGATGAGGATGGCAATAGAATATCAAGAAGTAGAGTTGGTGAGTTGGCTCATTCTAATTTATCTTTACCTCAATTAGTTTCATCTACTCTAGGTAAATCCGATTATGAAGAAGCAATGTATCACATGTTTGTAAGAATGCAATATGCTAAGGACTACTATTCATGGAACGAAAGAAACATAATTTCTAAGTTCGAAGATTATGGTTCTACTCCATTGAATGAAGCACTTATTGTTAGTACTCATAAAATTAAAGAATTTAAGAGAAAGCACAACATTGATAAAATGAATCTTATTACCATAAGTGATGGTGATGCTAATACTTTTCATGTTTTCCAAGACAACACAAAAGATAACCTTGTGGATACTCGTGGTTGGTACAACAGTAAAATTATTATGAATGTAGATGGAAAAAAATTAGAGTTAGGTAGTGCCGGTAGAAAAGGTACTTCAGATTTACTCAAAAATTTAGAAAAAAGATATGGTGTAAAAACTTTAGGTTTCTTCATAGCTGATGGTTCACATCAGTGGAGAGGTAAGCTGGAGCACGTATACTTTGAGAAAAATCCTGAGGCATACTACTTAGATGATGATTTCAAAAAAGCAGTTCAAAAAGAATACACTAAAAATAAATGTGTACAATTCTCTGATGCTCTAGGGTACAATGAGTTCTTCCTAGTTAAAGGTGGTAAAGCTTTAAACACTGATGCTGACGAGTTTACCCCTCAAGAAAATGCTACTAAAGGCCAGCTTAGTCAACAGTTCAAAAAGTTTAGTAAGTCTAAGAAAAATAACAAAACACTTCTTACAAACTTCGGTAAAGCTGTCGCATAATATGTATAAATACTATTATGGCAACACTAACTACAAACAAAAACTATCTTAGCCCAGTAGGGTTCTCATTCAAGATTGATAGCACAACATATCCAAACTTGGAATACTTTTGTGTTGGTGCTACATTACCAGGTTTATCTTTAGCATCTGTTCCTGCTCCATATCGTGGAGTTAACTTGGATTTCACAGGTGATAGATTAGCATTTGAAGATTTAGCTATCCGAGCAAATATTACAGAAAATATGGAGAACTATATTGAAACATTTGATTGGATGCATAATTTATCTCAAACAACTGATGCCGAAGGATTTAAAGCTGATGCTACTTTACTTGTACTTACATCACACAATAATGTAGTTAAACAAATTAAATTTAAAGATGTATTTCCAACAAGTTTAAGTACTGTAGAATTTGATGCTCAGGCTGATACTGTTGAATATGTACAAATGGATATATCGTTTGCTTATACAAACTTTGAATTTTTAAGTTAAATTTTACATATACCTAAAAATGTGGTATAATATTATATTATGAATAATTTACAACAAATCCTAGAAATGTGGAAAAAAGACTCAGTCATAGATGAGTTAAAACTCGATGAATCTTCGAGAAACTCCGCAAAGCTCCATGGCAAATACTTAGAAATATTATCAGTAAATCGTATGAAACTGAAAAAAGCTGATAATGAATTTAAGGTACTACTTAAGAACAAATGGCTACATTATAATGGTAAATTAAGCCAAGAAGAAATTGATGATTTAGGATGGCCTTATGATCCACTTAATGGATTAACAATTCTTAAAGGAGACCTAAATAGATTTTACGATTCCGACCCACATATACAAGAACATAAAGCTAAGATGCAATACTTAGAAGAAGTATGTGATACATTAAAAGAAATACTTGAGAATATTAAATGGCGACATCAAACTATAAAGAACATGATTGAGTGGCGCAAATTTACAAGTGGAATATAGAATACATCAGCACCGTTTTGAATTAAGAAACCGTTACTATGATATAGTAAGGGAAGCTATGGATAACCTAGGTTACACTGAAACTAGGAAGGCTGCTGATATAAATTTCTTTAATCATATATCTACAAATGTACCAGATGCCATAGTCTTAAAACCTACCGCTCCAACATCAAAACATTTTGCTCTCGATAGATATGGGTATGCAAATAGTTCTGAACTTGCATTTAAAGAACCAATACTAAACGAAGATATTGAACAAATGGACTGGGCCAGTATTATTCAAATGAGAGCTAATAAATGCAATAAATGGGATGACTCAATATTACTAAAGTGGCATACAGCAAAAGATATACCAGATGACCATATACTTTTAATATGTCAAAT